AGAGACTTCTCCGGTAGTTCCGGGAAGAGAACCATATTTACCCACCGTAGAAGGAGTGTTCATATGGCTAGTTCTAGCCTCACACCCTACAAAGATGACTCTAACCAGGTGACATTCGAATTGTCAACCCAGGGAGAGGGTTTCTGCCAGTACATCGTGTCTGGCCGTGCCATTGCAACGCCATATCTCTTCGAGATTCGTCGTAAAACAACGAGTCCCGGAGCGGCTAGCAATGACCACGTTGTGGTCCGGATCGCTCGGATAGAGCGAAATTCTACAACCGGAAAACCCGTTACCGGCCAGGTGATGCTCGACATTTCCATTCCAAAGGACAGCGATACAATTACCGTTGCCTATATGGAGGAGTTGATCGGCATCCTGAGCTCGGCGCTTAACGACGATGCAGCTCTCGCTGCAACGAACGCTAATGCTGCCGCGCTTTTAGCCGGTAGCGATCTGTAATGCGTTCGATGAGGGAAGTCTTCCATGAGGCCTTAAGGGCCTCGCTTCCCATTATCATCGGAGCTCTTACAGAAGAGTTCCTGAAATTGTTGTCGAAATTAATCGACCCCAATAAAGGGGACTCGGTTAGTGAGACGAAGGACAAAACCATTTAACACTGGAGGCATTGTATGGAGACATACGAATCCTTTACGTCCACCTTCTACAAAAGTCTTTTCAAAGACGTTCGTAGTATTTTCCCGCAGTGTTCGGATGATCTGAACACTTCTCTCGGATGGTTAATCCGCGAGATCGACCGGGATAAGGCCTTTACGTTGAGGAGTTTGACGCGTTTAGGAAAGAACCTCGAACAGGCATGTATTAGCCTGCGAGGCCTAAACGTTCCTACTCTTGACACGCGCTTTACCTGTGTCGAGCACACTCGTCTTCCCAGGTTTTGTTATAGCCTGTTCCGCTGTCTTTTCGACGATGGCGGAAACCTCCTCCAACCGGAGGAGAGGATTAACGACGACGCTGCCTTTGTTTGTCTGAGGCAGATTCTGTTGGCCTTTTCTAAGGTTACAGATATTGAACCTGATGCTGATCCCGAATCACAAATCACTGATTTCGTGATGAGGATGAAGCGCCGCTCGCTTCCGTTTGAGACCGGTTGGTCGAATCCGGAAGCTGACGACTTCAGGACAATAGTCATTCCTATCGCGCGCTCGCTTTTACGGCGAGTGTTCTACGATGAGGAAGGTCGTTTTCATCCGTTTCTCGCCCAATGGCGAGAAATGCCGTGGGGCCGACATGGCTCCGGGGCAGTGGAAGACGGTTCT